CATTGACTTCAACCTCCTTTCATTCCATCTGATTGCCATTAGGCAACATTCTCAACCCGATACTTGATATAGACCTTCGCCGTACCAGTCCCGGTGATGAAGGCTGCGGTTGCGTTGGTGATAACGATTGCCGCGTTGACTACCGGAACCATTGACGCTTCAATTCCCGTCACCTTATTGTAGGTGGTGGCAGCGCCCGCTGTAGTGAGGATGGTTGCGGCCAAGTCAGCCGTTACCTTTGCCCCACTCCCATCCGTGTATCTGAACTCCAACGCACCGCCATTGGCATAGGCTGTGGCCGTGCGGGTCATCTTGAAGAGAATGTCCTCAACCACGATGATGCGACTTGCACCCGGCGCGGCGATCAAGGTGACAGGGGTAGCGTTCATCGCCAGCAAATTAGCAGAGGACAGAGATACTTCCTTGCTGCCGCCTTCCGGAGCCCACGTAGGAGCCAGAGCGGTTCCGATGTTCACAAACGTATCGCCAGTTGCCGAGTTGATGATGACGGCACCGATGGCCGCGCCCCGGGCAGAGGCATCAACACCGGGCGTTGTCTCGGCTACCGCCAGCGTTGGCACCGTGCCAGTCAAGTCGTTGACATAGGTCATCGTCTCAACCGCCTGCCGGCCTCTTGCCGATCCGAAGGTGAGCAGCAGATTGCCGATGCCCGATGAAAGCGTACTATCGCTTGCCACACAGCCTGCCGTGCCGAGTGAGGGGTGAGCATCCAGCGCCGTATTGATGTTCGCCAGCAGGGTTGCGTTGGTCGCTGACCATGTGATTGCCGATGTGAGGATGCCTTCAAATTTGAGTTTGAAAGTTCCCCCGGTCGGGGTTCCTCCAATGGTTAAAGTCTGTACCTCATCCGTGCCGTTTACGGGGTCGGATGAGAACGGAAACGGGCCGATGCCGCCTGAGTATTCTGTTGCCATAGTTTGTCTACCTCCTTATCAGGCTGCCGCCGCCTGCCTCCGTCTATTCTCATTCTCGCGCTCGATCTTGCGGTACTTCGCCGGGTTTACGATCTTGTCAACCTCAAGCGTCATACTCTCCAAGAAAACTTCATCGGTGAGCGCGGGGCTGACAATGCGATAAACACGGATTTCCTGCTCCGAGCCTTCCGCCTGCATAAACTTGAATTGCTGCGCCGTCTGCCCAGCCCTGCCCCACTGGATATAGGCTTGCTTCACATCCGAATCATTGAGCCGCACAGCCACAGGGTTATCGCTGCCATCAATCAATAAACAAGTCTTCATCTTCTTTTCTCCTATAGAAGCGGGGCGACAATTAAGCCGCCCCTGTTCCAGTTAGATTCCTGTCACGAGGCAGAAAGCGGCTGCCCGGTAGATGGTGAGGGCTTCGCGCAGTTCGCACAGCACGGTCTGCTTGTTCTTCACCAGGTCATCATTGATGCGCCCGACGATCACAGTTGCACCCATTCTGCGCCAGATGTGCGAGTAAAGCTGGAAGTCACCTGTCAACCCGGTGTTTTCGGTGGCTGCCGTGGTCGCAATGACCGGCTTGCCCCAGATGCGTTCCGGCCCCGCTTCACTCGGGCTGCCCCAGATGTAAATGCCATCGAGGGTGCGGATAAGGCGAATGTCCTGCCAGTCGTTCGGGTGGAGAACCACGCCGCTGGGTTCGGCAAACCCCGTGTGACGCACTTTGGTGAAGGCTTTGAAAATCGCATCCGGCACCGGGTCAGAGCCTTTAGCCTGCGTCTGCACACCGCTCTTGTTATAAAAGCCGGTGAGCTGCGGAGTGGTGCCGCTACCCGAAAGCAACTGCGCCTCTTCAGCCAGTTGGAGCATCAACATCATGCGCTGGTTGATAAGCGCCTTCATCTGCGGGATGTCGTCAAGCTGCTGATTCGTCACCGGGATATAGTGGGCGATAACTTCCACCTCCTGGCTTCGCTCAGTCCAGGCCAACGCACTCTCAGGCTTGGCCGCATTCTCAGCCACGGGCGCGGCGTTGTTGGTGAATGTCGTCTCCTCCATATACCGGATGACTTTATCCTTCGTCATCGTCTGCGGGATGAGGTCGGCCACAACCGGACGGCGCAGAGCGTAATCGACCACCAGCGGAATGCGGGTGGCTTCCTGTGCGAAACCGGCAGCCGTGGTGATAGTGGTTTTCAGCGCCTGCTCAACATCCACATCTTCCAGGCTCACCTGATACTCGGTGGTCGTGCCGTGCCTGCCGTGAAAAGATTTGTACGCCTCGGATTCCGTGAACAGGTCGCCCAGCGTCTTGATCGCTTCCGGTCTTGTGTGACCGCCTGCGTCGTGCATCGGCGGGCGATTGACCCTGTTCATCTGCATCAAAAACTCTTTGGTCTTGATGAACGAAGCATCCGCTTCCCGTAGGGTTTCCCAATGCTTGGTGGCGGTGGCGAGTTCGCTGTTGCGGGCCTGAAACTCCACAACCTCATCTGCGGTCATCTTGATTCCGCCCTCGCCTTCAACTCTCGATTTCAAATAGTCCTCTGCCTCTTTGCCCTTCTTATCCAAAAAGTCAGATAGGGATTTGAAATTCATCCCATGCAAAACTGTTTCGTCAATTCCCTTATACTCTTCTTTTTCCTTAGCCATTGTGCTTGCCTCCGGGCGCTCTCAGTAACCGCGCCGTCTTTATCTGGTCAAGTTGAGCCACGAGTCCGTTGATGATTTGAGGGTCAACAGATTTCTCATCCGCTGGCATCTCTTCACCCTCAACTTCGACAATCAGATCGCCAAGCCATTTGTGCATATCCTTCAGCTTCGTCATGCGTGCTGTAGAGATTTTGCGACCGGCTTTTTGTGACTGCCTCATCTCGTGAATGTCTTTTGCGTCGGTTGCGACCCGTTCAACAGCGGCAAGCACAGTGTCGAGTCTGTCTTCAAAGCGTTGCTTCACAGGCGAAGCCTCGCTTATGATTGCGTCTAAAAATGTGGATTTAAGATAAAAATTCTCTCTGTGTTCCTGCTCCAGCCAATCGGCTATCTGCTTGACCACCATCGGCGCGATGCGGATTCCAAATTCCGCCACAGCCTCAGTGACCAACGCTGCGTAATCAACAGCAGTGCCGGTTATTTCTTCGCTGGCGGCAGCGTTGGCAATATCCTTGAAAGTCTTCATCAGGGCATTTTCGAGCCGCCAAAAGTTCAACTGCTCCTCTGCCAACTTGTCGGCAAAGATGCCCTTCATACCCGGCACCTTATCAACCGCCTTCAACTCATCGCCTTCAATGATGAAATCAGAGGCGAAACCATTATCAATACTCTTGAGCGAAGTAACCGCCGTACGCGGCTCTGCCGGCATCGGCGTGACAGATGCGTCATGGCCTAAATACCATTGCTTCACGTAGCTGGCCTTGCCCTTCTTCTCTCTCTCGGTTGTGTGGGCAGACGTGCCGGAACTCCAGCCCATTGCCGCAAGCGCCTTCTCGTACTGCTTGCGGTTGTACAGGATAGCTTCAATAAGAATGCCGTTCTCATCTTTGGTAAGTGTGCCTTCCCCGATCTTCTCTTTGACCGTGATAGTTTTGACGCCATCCTTTGTCTTTAGGGGCTTACGGTGATGAAACCAGACGGGGGTTTTCATTGAATCCTCAAACCCAAAATCGGTATCTTTGGTGAAGAAATCGCCGGCCAGATCGGTTGCCTTCTCGTCAGAGAAAAGCACCAGATAACCGCCAATCTTGTTATCTTCAAGCGACTTGATGCCGCCGCCGTAGTTGATTAACTCATCCATAATTTCTTCACCTCGCTACCTGTATTCAGTCCCACACCTGCACCGGGTTAAACAAATTCGACTCCCTGGCGGTATGTAATCCTCAATCTTTATCCAGCCAACAATGCCGGGGCATTGCGTACAATGAGCAGAGTCCGAAAGGATGTTTCTGGCCTCCGTGAATCCGGCCTCCGTCAGTGCCGCCAGCCTCACGGTTTCAAACAAATTGACCGTAGCATCGCCGTACATCTCAGCCCGATTCAATATCTCGCCGTCGCTTACTTCGCCCCGTTCAATCTCCAGCCCGAACTGACGAAATTTATCAAGATGGAAGCGAACTCTTGCGCCCAAAGAACCATTGAGGCTGGGTGCCATCTGCCCCCTGCCGCCTGCGCCTATCTGCCCACTTGCTATCAAAGAACGTCTGATGATCTGCTCAGATTGGGTGTACCAACTCGGCAAATCCAACTTGCCTGCGTTGAACTTCTCGGCTAACCCGCGCAGTCTCTCTTTTGCGTCATCCGCCACCTTATCGACCGCGCCGCGAACTTCCTTATAGGGAATCTCTTTACCCTTGCCATCCCTGTAAAATCCCTTTGCTTTGTCGTAAAATGTCGCCACATTGTTAGCTCAACTCAACGATCCAGACGAAAACAGCCGTCGCCACCCACAGGGCGATGATAAAAATATCCGTGCCACTCATCCTCTTGCGCTTCGGATATGCGCCGGGATCGCGTGACGGTTCTGGTCTGGGCGGTCTTGATGCTGGTCTGTCCATAATCAACTCACCTTCCCGTTCACATACGGCACAGAATCAATCAACTCTCTCTCTGCCGGCGTCAAAGCGTCATGCTCCCGCCAAGTCTCCGCCCCTTCGTCAAGTTGCGACTTCGGCAGGCGCGTCTTTGCCGCTTTCGTCTCTTCATCCTCATCAGCCATTGGGTCGGGCGCTGGCTTTTCCTCGTCGCTTGGGCTTGCCCCAATGGGAGAAAGGGTTAAGGTAGCGGCCTGCACAGGGAACCACACATCCTGGAATTTGGGATCGTCAAAGTCGTAGCCGTGGCGCTCTCTGGCCTCAGCCTGATTGATGGTTCGATTTCTCACCAGCATATCGGTTTCTTTGGCCGTCTCCATCTTGTCACGCTGGACAATCGGCACCTTTGAATAGTCGAAGCGCAAAACGTGACGCTCGTTGCTGTCCATATCCCGCAGTAGTTGATTCTCAGCAGCAGCAAGGAAATCCTCATGCGTCGGCATCACCCATTGCTCGTAATCTTCTCTCCTGAACTCCCTGACATTGTTGTAGGTGGAGGATTTTTGAGCCGAGCCAAACTTGAGCGACTGCGCCGATATACCCAGCGCCGCACAAACCCTGTTCTCGCTGATGTGCGCTATTTTTTCCATCGCATCGGCTGAGAAGTCGGTGGAGAAGTCCAGCACCTCCATCGGTTCATTGAAGGCCATCGGCTTGCCCCGATCATCGCCGCTCCAACGTCGCTGCAAATCGTTTGACATCGCGGTAGTGTCGAATTTCAGCCCGCTTGTTTTCGGCGCAACTCCCTTTGGCGTCACCCCGAAATTCTTGAGTAGCAGAGCCGTGTATTGCTCTCGCTCGTTATCGGTGAAGATGGTACGCATCAGGGCATCAATGCCATTCCAGCCGCGCCGGGTTACGGGGTCGAAATTGTAATAAACGCGGAAAACATCTTTCTTGCGCCAGGGTATCCATCGGCCATTTCTCTTGATCTCGAAATACTGAATCAAATCATTGGCAGTCTCATCCTCCGGGAACATCTGTTTATCCCATCGCGGTTCAATGGTTACGTGAGGCTCGTAGTAGAGTTCCTTTGGCCTGCCTGCGTTATCCCTGCCAATCAGGTAATAAGCCTCACCAGCGGGCACCCACGAGCAAGCAAACTGCTTCCACATAACCCTTGCGGTGGTGTCAGGGTTTGGCTGCTTAAAAAGAGACAAAAGCGGGTGATCGTTTATTGGGTCTTCTTTCTCGTCGGCATCCAATTCCACAACCTGCGCTCTGCCCGTGCTGAGATTCGTACCCGCCCAGCGAATAGCGGAAACGATAAGAACATTAAAAGATAAATCCCCGATCTCAGCCGCGTAATTGATCTTGCTATTGTGCCAGCCGTTGAGAAATCGGTTAATCTGATTATCCAAAGCCTGCATTGATGAATAAATAGGGACAACTCCCGAACTGCCCTGCCCGCCGCCTTCCATGAACATAGGAACAGCGGCCTTCAAATCATCCTGACTCAGCAGCGTGTAGGCTTTCGCCTCATCACCGCTTTCGAGGTAATCACGCGCCGCTTGTAGTAGGTTCTTACCTATCCCCATTGGAGTTCTCGTACAGGTACCGCCATCCTCGTCAGCGCCTGCGTCATTTCATCCACCCGATCATCATTCGCCCCGTTCGGGAATGCCGCGCACTCCTCAATAAAAGCATCTGTCCACGGTTTCAAGAGAGGGTGAGGCAAGTACACGTTACCGCTTTCTATCTCTGGCGCTACCGCGTTGGCTCTGACAATCTTCCCGCCTTCAGGCTCCACGGGGATGAGGCCCGGGATTTTGCTCTTGAGTTGGGCAATGACCGCTGCCCCATTCGCTTTATCCTCAACCAATTTTGTTATTGCTTTTGGATGTGAAGCAGAGAGAGCGATAACAGCCGAACAGGTAGCAGGAAAATCCAAGCGGTCGTGAACCTCATCCAATCGATACTTATTCGCGCCTTTCCTGCCCCACACACCAGCGGCCACAAAGTCAGGCTTGCCGCCTTTGGCCGCTTTCTCATCCTTGAAAGCCATATCCCAACTCTGAATCACTTCATCGAAAGACTCAGGCAATTCCACCGCCTCATAATTCCTATAGCTTCCATCCTGTTGCTTGACCGTCACAGGCGGTAGGTTCGCGCCTTTCGGCTGCCAATACTGCCACCAGTAACGTTTGAGCATCCCGCCCTCTGCTGGCGACGGTCGCTGTTGGAGCTGGCCCGCCGCACCGTAGCTGCCTAGCCTGGTCTTCAATTCGGCTATGGCCTTATCGTCAAATCTTTCGGGCCACAGCAACTCACCTGCCCTCTCTCGCTGGTCGTGGGATAGTCCCGCTAAACAAACAAAGGGCTTCACCTCGTACTCTGCCGGCAAGCACAGATGCTCATAGCCGCCCTGCTCCAATACGTGACCGCTAAGATCGCGCTCGTGCAGCCTTTGCATCACAATGACTTTTGCGCCGGTCTTGGGGTCATTGAGTCGCGTACTCATGGTTTCATCCCACCAGGTCAGAGCGTTCTCGCGCATCGTGTCTGATTGGGCTTCCTGTGCGTTATGCGGATCGTCAACAATTATTGCATCGCCGCCTTCTCCGGTAGCCGAACCGCCAACAGAGGTAGCAATCCGGTATCCCGTCTTGTCATTCTCAAACCTCATCTTTTCATTCTGGTCAGAGGTGAGGCGAAATACTTTGCCGTAGCGGGCTTGATAGAAGGGCGATTCGATTATGCGGCGACATTTCAGGGAATCGCGCTTTGACAGGGATTGAGCGTAAGAGGCGTACAGGAATCTTCTTTGCGGGTTCTTTGTCCATTCCCACGTTTGCCAGAAGACAGACACCAGCAGGGATTTAGCGTGTCGAGGCGGCATATTGATTAGCAGGTTGCGGATAAAGCCATCCGTGACCGCCTCCAGGTGTTCGGAGATTGCATCTATATGCCAGTTGTGAACATAGGGCGTAGATGGCTCTACAACGTGCCACGCCTGCCGTATGTACTCTCGCAGCGATAGATTCAGCCCCCCACCAAGCGCAGTCCTGATGATCGCGGCCACCGTCGCCGCCTCTGCCTGGTGCTGGGGTTGGTAGGTTGATAAATCCATTTAGTAAAAATGGGGCGGCAGCTCTGAATCCCCGTTGCCAACTACCGCCCACAGGAAGAAGGAAACTCCACGCGTCGAACAACACCCATAAATGCGAAGAGGGCCAGCAAGAATGAGTTTTATCTCAATCCTGTTGGCCCTCTTAGGAGCTAAAAATATTAGCCGTTCTTAGACGGTCAGATGTATAAAGGCGATGGGAGTTTACATTAAGGCGATTCGCAGGTCAATAGCAAATCCGGCGAACCATCGCCACCTACCGATAACTATTGCCTTACTCCCATGTTCATGGTACTTTACCCGCGTATAGTAACCCTTAGGAGGCTGCTATTCCGCAAGGGGCTGGTGGCTTAGATACCCACTGGCCCCTAAATTTTATTCGGGCTTACCTTTCAGCCAATACCTAATGCCATCCCACGGAATATCACCGCCATCATAAACCAGCGGCAACTCTGCTCTGATTTCATCGGTAATTTCCATCGGACTTATTCCTAACTGACGAGCAAGAAAATAATCCCTGTACCATTCCGGCACTTGGTAATAACCGATTATCCCTTGTTCATTTTCGTCGCGTTTTCCGATGTAAAAGGCGGAAGTGTGGACTATCTCCACAGGCTTGCCGTCGCTAACCAGTGGCTCCCCTATGGGCTTCACGTTCCAGAAGGGGTCAGCCGCTTCAATCTCGCGCAACATCCTGTCGGCTATCGCGTTCAACTGCTCTTGCGTGGGAGGGTCGAGGTCGCTCAGCCTAATGTCCCGCCGATTGCCGCCCCAATCTTCGACCCGCACAAAGAGTTCGCCAGTCGTACACTGCGGGTGATGCGATGCCGTTTGGTCGCATTGGCTCCAATCGAGTTCGGCGCAGGGGCATAATTGATTACCGGCCATTATTTCGCCTCCATTGCCAGTCTTTGACCAGCGATTCGATCCAGTTGCCAAGCATCAACAAGATGACGAAAAAAGGAATCGCCAAATACCCTAAAACGGTTCCCGCTTCGGGGTGATCCACCCAACCAGCGAGATAGAAAATGCCAAGCAGAATCAAGGTAGAAACAGTAAACGCACTCACGGCAATTAGCACGCCTAGTAGAAATTCAAGCGCCTCACGTATGTTGTCCATTACATTTTTACCCCGTCACCTCAAACTCATAAATGTAATCGTATCGGAGAGATAGTTTGCTGCCATCCGTGAAATTAAACACAAGAAACTCCTGCCATCCCGTATCTTCAATTTGAACGGATACTATCATCTTGCCAGAAACAAGAGAACTGATTTCTGGTATAGCTTCAGGGTTAAAATCTTTCATCCCTTCACCTCCACAACCTCTACGGTAGCCTGTCCGCTGTCAGTGACCAGCTTTATTGCGCGGTAGCAGTCCTTCAGGTTGTAGTATTGCTCTCCCGTGGCTATCACTTCACCGTTGCCGCTTTTGAGACAAAACCGCCATTGCTTCGTGCGGCGGTTCTGCCGTACCTCAAAGCGCAGCCGCGTCAATTCCTCAGCCGCCGCCAGCACATCAGCATCCGTTGGTTGGTTTGGTAAGTTCTGCATAAGCTAACTCCCTTTCTTTTCGGGTTTCAATTCTATCACCCACATCCTGTTGCAGCGATGGCAGGGCAACTCAACTATCGCCGCTGACCCCGTGGTGGTCTTGAACATCAGGGCGCGGCAATACGGGCAGCGCTGCTCTACCAGGGGCGGCGGCCGGAGATGGGATAGGGGTAATGGCATAGACAAAGTTGTTTCCTCAATGCACTAGTTTACTGACCTCAGGCATAAACGGCGCTAGCTCTTTCGCCGCCACTTCTCTGCTACAGCCAATCCTTTGCATCAGCAATTCGATGGCGGCCTCGGCGCGGGATTGGTCATCAATCAGGGGCTTGCCGTCTTTGCCGGTGAGTTCGGTACGGTTGACTGGCTTGCCCTCCGTGCGGTCCGCAATGGCGATGAAGGCAGAGACGTTGCCGCCGATTGCCTCCCTCACCATCGACTCGGCCACAGCGTCAGCATTGACAACGCCCGCCCGCACCTGCTTTGCCAATTCTCTCAGGAGCGACGAAGTAATGCTCACCCCACCGGGCCTGCCACCGGGGTTTCCAGACTGGCCGGGTTGGAATGCGTTTTTAGCCAACACCTCTTTCTGTGCCGATGAAAGGGTTTTGCGCGGCTTTTTTCGCTGTTTCTGAGCGACAACCGGCGCTTTTGTGGTTTTCGTTGCTGCTTTCATTTCTCACCCACTTACTAAATCGGTTTAGCTACACGCAGGGCGCATTTTGTTTATAAAAATGGACTGCGCCTCGCCTTTCAAATTAAATCGGCGCTACGAGCTTTAAAATGCCATTTCACCCCCGCCCTGCTCTTTGCTGCTGCCATAATTGATTTACCTCCCTATCTGATACTCAATCTGTTGCTCCAGCACCTGCTCACCCAGCGCCTGCAGCCTCTGAATCTTCTCTCTGGTTCTGGCTATCAG